GAAGATTTTCTTTGCGCTGTCCTTAATCATCCGCTGGAAGTCCGGGCGGTCATCCGTTTTGGCAGAGTAGGCACGGTCAATGTAGGTGCCGACCACGGTGATGCCGTTCTTCTCGGCGTAGTCCTTGCAGTCGCGCAGTTGTCCTTCAATGGACGCTTCTCGCTGGCTGTCAGATGAATAGCGGGCGTAGATTACGGCGGTCATGGTTGCACCTCCTTGGCGTGTATTTGACTTGCCTTTATAGTATCGGGTCAAGCGCAGCTTGTCAACGATCTGCAAGCAGATTGAAATGTGAAAATTGCGAAACGCAGCGAAAAAGGTGAGAGCAAGAATCGTCCCGTGGCCACAAATTTTCAATTCTTGAAAATTCTTGCCCCTTTGGGACAGCTTCTTGTTGGGGCGTGCCTGCCCCAAACCCTGCTGGGAACGAGTACAGCA